AAACACTCCGGCATCCATGAAAGTCCCGATCAATCCCTCATCCAGACAGCGCCGGTAAACCGAAGTCGAACCCGCGGTGATGTTGAGCACCACGTCGCCGGCGGACCGCTTCCACACGAGCCGCTTCTTGGGCGTGACGCCGGCGCGGAACCGGATGGTGACGGTGCCGGTGGTGTTCGCCTGGGCGCCGATGCCGCCCTTCTCGCGGGGCTGCTCGACGCCGCCGGTGAGTTCGACGTTCCCCCAGAGCGTGGCCTCGGTCGCCCACGTCTTGACCGCGCCGCGGAAGCGGTCCAACGTCTCGGTGACGGCCTGGAGCTCCAGCACGTGCCGGAGCTGGCCGATGCGTCGCTTGCCGCCGAGTGGTCCGGGCATTAGCGGTAGCTCCCGGTGGCCAGGTGGCGGAGCAGGCGGATCGCGCCCATCGGCAGCCCGCGGTCCGCCGGGTCGAACCCGTCCCCGCGGTGCTCGTACCAGTCGCCCACGGCGAGCAGGATGGCCTGCTGGGCCTTCGCCGGGACGGCCGCGGCCGCGCCGTAGCCGACCACGGCGTCAACCTCGACGGCCGCCAGCCGCCCCAGCTGGGTGTGCGGCCAGAACTTCCCGGGCGCGGGGTAGAGCAGCGGGGGCGAGTGGCCCACCCACGCGAGCCAGTCCGTATTGACCACGAGCGAGGTCAGCACGCCGGCGTCGCTCCAGTACCGGACGGCGCTGATCGACTGGACCGGCTCGACGGGGAGGCACATGACCCCCGGCACGACCCGGCCGCCGACCACGGCGTGCCGGCAGGCGCGGGGGAAGTCGGCCGCGGCGTAGGTCACGGTCTGCGTCACCCACCGCTGGCCGGTCTCCGCCTCGGACAATTCCCGCGCGGCCTTGATGAGCCGCGCGAGGAGCCCGTCCTCGGCGGCGTGGTCCACCTTGCAGTGGACCTTGGCCTCGGCCAGCGTCACCGGCTCCTCGGCCGGCTGGACCGTGACGGCGAGGCTCCAGCCGGCGGCGATCGTGCGCGACTCATCCACGGCTCACTCTCGTGATGGTGGTGACGGACCCGGCCGACCGCGAGGCCGCTACGCCGGCGGCGAGTCGGCCGACTCGCCGCCGGCCTGCGGCTCACTCCCCGGCTCGACGGACGGAACCACGGGCGGCACGGCGGGCGAGGCAGCCCGGCGGCCACCCCGGCGACCCGCCTGCGGCTTGGCGGCAGCGAACTCGGCCGCGACCAGCCGCGTCGCCTCGGCCGCGGACGCATCGGGCGCGAGGTCGGCGAACCCGGCCGCGACCAGCCGCACCGCCTCACCCACGGGCAGGCTCACCACGTCCCCGACGTTCCAGACGAACCCGTTTCCGGCCAGGCAGTTCGTGAACTTGACCCTCACCCGCTCCTCGTCCTTCGCCACGGCTCACCGGTGGGTTTGTGGAGTACGAAACAAAGCGGGGCGGTCCGCACAGGTCGCGGCATGACCGCGGCCACCCGCCCCGCCGGGAGCGGACTACTTGACGACGGCCAGGGCCGCCTTGATGACCTCGGCGAGCTGCGTGGTCGGCGCGTTGTGGGCGCGGTACTGGATCGCCAGGACCGCGTTCACCGCGGCGTTGGCCGTGCCGCGCTTGAGCCGGCTGAACACGTAGCGGTTGGCGGGGCGGACCACGTCGAGCACCATGGTCTTGTCGTCCGCCGTCGAGGCGCCGGCCGTGAACGTGCCGGTCGTCGCCTCGGTGGACGGGCTCGCCCCGTTCGACGTGGCGGACCCCTGGGCCTGGAGCTCCAGCACGCACGTGTCGGCTACGTCGCCGAGGAAGGCGACGAACAGGACGGCGTCGAAGCCCCCGCCCGCGGCCATGTCGATCACGGTCCCGTCCAGGTCGGTCTGCGCGGCGGCGGCGTCCGGCGAGCAGATCACCACCCGGCAGTTCTCCAGCAGGTTCGTCATTCGCGGCTCCGAATCTGGGGTGAGAGAAACCCGCCGGGCCGCGAGGCCCGGCGGGAACGAGTCGGCGGAGCCGACCGACTAGTGGACCAGCGCCTTGACGGGGTTGGTGCCGGCGTTGAGGAGCCGGGCGTCGTGCCGCATGTGGGCCAGGAACCCGACCTGGTCCAGCTCGGCGAACCGCTCCTCCAGACGGCGGAAGCGGACCTGCTTGACGTCCCGGACCTTGTAGTGCCGGAACGCCCCGGCGAGGATCGACTTGGCCCCGCTGGCGATCGTGGACGTCATGTTCTGGTTGATGACGTACCGCACGCCCTTGATCTTGTCGGGGGCGCCGTTCTGCCCCTCCTCGAACAGGTAGCGGTTCTGGCTGTCCTTCAGCTTGCGGACCACGGACAGGACCAGGTCGTGCATCATCAGCGCGAACGACGGGTCGCGGCGGTACGCCGGGTCCACCGAGTGGATCAGGTCCAGGAGCTCGTCGGCCGCGATTGCGGTGGCGCTCGCCGCCGTCTTGCCGGTCGCGGCCGCGATCGCGATGCCCTGCGGCATCCCGTTCCCGGTGCCGAGCGTGTCCTCCTCCTCCTGGATGCGGCCGAGCCGCTCGCCGAGCATCGGCCCGACCTCCTCGGCCAGGGCGAACGCACTGTCCTCCAGCAGCCCCACCGGGATGAGGATGATGTCCGAGGTGTAGAGGTAGGAGCCGAAGTTCACGACCCCGAACGGCGGGTCCAGGTTGGCCGCGGCGGTGTTCTCGCCGATGCGCCGACCCTTGTTCGCGGTGTCGTTCACGGTCGGCCACGGCATGTCACGGCCGTCGTCGGTCCGCATCACGTCGGCGACCTGGCGGACGCCGTTGAAGTCCTTCAGCCCCTTGTCCAGGCCGTTGACGAAGGACCGCGGCACGGTGAACGCGCCGGACGCCCCGACGGTGCCCGACAGCGCCCGCTTGCCGGTCGCGCCCGGCCGGCCCGGCAGGTCGAAGTTGATCGCCCGGCGGTTCGGGTTCATCCCGGTCCGCTTGCACGCCCGCCGCTGCTCGGGCGTCAGCTCCAGCCCGTGCTGCCGGCGGCACCACGCCTGGAGCGCGAGGGCGCAAACCTCCTCGGTGGCCTCGGCCCGCTCGTCGGCGGTCCGCTTCGGCTTGGCCGTGCGATCCTCGGTCCCCGGCGGCTTCTCGCGCCGGCTCTCCAGCTCGGCCCCGACCTCCTCGGACCGGCGGGCCACCTCGATCGAGCGGGTGAGCTGGTCGAAGTCGGCGTTCGCCTTCTCCCAGCCGGTCCGCTCCTCGGCGGTGAAGTCCCGCTTCTCGTCGTTGATCTTGTCCGCCATCTGGCGGATGGACACGCCGATGGGGGCGCGCCGCTCCTGGAGCTGCTTGACGGTCTCGGGCATTCGCCCCTCCGAAGGTAGGAACCGCCGCCCCGGGAAGTGGCCGGGCGCGACAACCGAATGCAGCCGCCCCTGTCCGGGTCGGTGCCGGCCGGCTGGGCGGCGGCCCCTGAACCACCTGGGGAGGTGAACCGGGCGGCCGGGCTGGGCCGGCCGCCGAGGTGTTGACGCGGGGGTTCTTGGGGATCGGCCCGCCGCGGATGGCGGGTGTGACCGGCGAGGTCGGGACCGCGGGCCGGGGATTTCGTTTGCAGTCTCGGGACTTCGACCGTACTGTGCTGGTGAGCTGGAGGGTCTTTGATAACGTCGCAGAGGTGAGGGCCGCGGAGCGGCCATTGAAACGTGACCTCCAGACCCGGGAAGTCCTTCGGCTTGGCGATGCGTCGCAGGGGTGTGGGCCGCGGAGCGGCCATTGAAACGACGTGAGGCTGACGGCGCGTAACATGGGAGAATCCCGTCGCAGAGGTGTGGGCCGCGGAGCGGCCATTGAAACTCGCAGTAGCAGATGCGGCCGCAGGCCAGCAGGCAGAGTCGCAGAGGTGTGGGCCGCGGAGCGGCCATTGAAACTTCATCGGCAGGGTGCTCCTGCGGCTGCGCTTCTCCGGCGTCGCAGAGGTGTGGGCCGCGGAGCGGCCATTGAAACTTGAACGCGGCCGTCCACAACTCCCGTTCGGTCATGACGTCGCAGAGGTGTGGGCCGCGGAGCGGCCATTGAAACGCCGTCATCAGCAACGAGACGCCGAAGACGAGGAGGGGGGTCGCAGAGGTGTGGGCCGCGGAGCGGCCATTGAAACCTGAACATGTCGTTAATGTCCCGATGCACCTTGCAGAGCACGAGGTCGCAGAGGTGTGGGCCGCGGAGCGGCCATTGAAACCCATGAACACCGCCACCACCGCCATAATCACGCGCGTCGCAGAGGTGTGGGCCGCGGAGCGGCCATTGAAACTGATCTCGTCCTTCTCCTCCGTGGGCGACCCCTTGTGTCGCAGAGGTGTGGGCCGCGGAGCGGCCATTGAAATGACCGTGCCGCGTCGAGTGATCGACGCGGCACGGTCATTGAAAGACCAGATGCCTGTTACCAGTGGGCGGCCACCTCCGCCGCCCTTGCGCGCGCCTGGGCCATCGCGGGCGCGGCGGGGTTCGGCACCTGCACGCGCCGGGCCTGGGCCTCGCGGCGGAGCTGCTCGGCCTGCTCGGCGGTGACGGACCGGGCCGCGGCCTCGGTGGCCGTGTACGCCGGGAAGGACACCGGCCCCACGTCGAACAGCCGCACCGCGTGCCGCTCGATGACGTACACCCCGTCCACCTCGCGGTAACTGGTGTCGTCGGGCATGAACGCGAACGAACTGCCCGTCACGTCGCCCCGATCCAGCAGGGTGAGCAGGTCGCGGGCGCTGGTCGTGTCCGGCGGGTCGATCTCGTACCGCAGCCCGCGCCGGTCCACGCTCAGCCGCATGGTGCCGGCGGTCGTGCGCCCCAGCATGAGCGAATCGTTGTGGTTGAACAGCCCCCGGACGTCGTCCTCGCGGGCGGCGCGGTCGAACGCGCCCGGCATGATGCGCTCCACCACGTCATCCCAGAGCCGGTACTCGGTCCCCGGGTCGTTGGCGTCGTAGAACACGGCCGCGTAGCCCGAAATCGTCCGCTTCCCGCCCTCGCGGGTCTCGACGGCCACCCGCTGGGCCGGGCGGGTGAATCGGCGCTCCAGGTTGCTCGGCATGGACTACTCCGGCAGGAGGTTGGAGACGGTTTCGGCCGCGATTCGGACCGGATCGACGGCCGCGGCACGCACGGCGGCCGAAAACCGCGTGAGGAACTGGTCGGCCACCCCCGCGGCGTCGGGCACGGCGCGGCCGAGCTCGCGGCAGAGCGCGACGACGGGGCCGAACGCCTCCGAAATGACCCCGGAATGATCCCGGATGCCGGTTTCGAGCCACCCGGCGATGTCCGAACGGGCCGCCTTCTCGTGGTGGGTGGCCAGCCGCTTCGCCATCCGGCCGGCGACGTCGGCGACGACGGCCCGGAGCGCCGCTGGCGCCTTCCGCGGGGCCGGTTCGGGCTCGGGCGGGGGCGTTGCGGGCGCCGGCGGGGGCGTTTCCGGCGTCCCCGCCTCGTCCACGGGCGTGAGCGTGGTCGGGACGTAGTACCGATCGCCCTTCGCGCCGGGGATCGGGTTGAACCCGAACACCCCGCGGCCTTCGTCGGGGTTGATGACCCCGCTGCCGACGAGCTTCGAGACGAATTCCACCTGCTGGGGGAGGTTGGCCCGCTGGATTTCCTGATAGTCGAAGTCGATCGTGTGGGTTTCCTTCGCCTTTTCGCCCTCGGCGAGGAGCTTCTCGTGACACTCCTCGGACCACACCGTCAGCCACCGCGACAGCGTGTCGTCGTAGTAGCTCTGGTTCTCCTCGCCGAGCGAGTTGTACGCGACCTTCGAGGGGTCCCCGAGCTTGTGCGTCGGCACGCCGAAGATGTTGGCCACCTCCCTCGCGTCGAACTCGCGGGTCTCCAGCAGCTGCGCGTTGCGGGCGTCGGACGCGAACCCCTGGTAGGTCGCCCCCTCTTCGAGGATCGCCACCCGGTGCGCGTTCTCCAGCCCCTGGTGGATGGTCGCCCAGTCCGCCCGCATTCGCGTTCGGGCCTGGTCGGTGAGCGTCTTGGTGTGCTGGATCACGCCGCCGGGCCGGGCGCCGTTCTTGAAGTACCGGCCGGAGTGGTCCCGGGCGGCGATCGCGGCGCCCAGGGCGTCCTGGGCGATCTTCAAGACCGGGTAGCCTTCGAGCCCGTCCCAACCCAGCCCCTTGATGTGGAGTACCTCGTCCGCCGGCAGCTTGCGCTGCTGGCCCTGCTGCGTCGTGTAGACGTACCAGAGCACGGCGTTCACGATGATCGGCACGACCCGGCACGGGTCAAGCACCATCAGTTGCACCGGACGGCCCGCGCCGTCGCGTTCGATGTAGGCGTAGCCGTTGCCGTGGGTGAGCGCGTGCGCCTGGAGCGTCTGCTTGAACACGAACGCCGTCATGTAGGCGTTCGGCTTTCGGCGCACCAGCCGGTACGCCGGGTGCGCCGGGTCGGCCTCCTTGTTTTTCCCGCTGAGCTTCACGACCTGGAGCGGCAGCTTCCCCACGTCGCCGGCGATCAGGTTCACCGCCCGCCAGACGGCGGGATAGCCGAGCGCCTTCCGGTGGGTGACGCGGACGCCACTGACCGACCGCGAGGAGCCGAACGCCTCGAACGCCTCGTCGGACACCAGGTCCAGCGGGACGCTCGGGTTCTCGATCGACTCCGACCGACGGGCCTTGCGGCGATGTGCCTTACCCATCGTGCCTCACGAGTTAGTCGAGAAGGCCGCGCTTCTCGTAGATGCTCTCGGTGTGCTCGAACCGCGACCGCATTTCGCCGGCGACGGCCATGATCGACGCGGGAATGCCGTCGATCTTGTCCCGGCTCCGCTTGCGGTCCGGCATCAGGTAGCCGGCCCCGTTCGTCTTGGCGACGCAGTTCGACGCCATCCACCGCAGGACCGGGTTCCCGCCGTGGAGCAACCGCCCGTCGCCGATGGCCCGCTCGAACGCCCGCGCCGGCTCGTTGTAAGTGTTGCTGTTCTGGGTGAACCGCTCGACGCGGATGCCGACCGCTTCCAGAGCCTGGGCGGTCGCGCCGGCGTTCCACGGGTCGTAACACACCGCGCGTAGGTCGTAGACCTGGGCGGCCTCCTTCACCACCTGTTCGATCCGGCCCAGGTCGATCGACGTACCGTCTGTGAACTCGACATGCCCGCCCTGCACCCACGGGAACAGCTTGCGGCGGAGCTTCTCGGCGGTGTGCCCCTCTTCGCTGTCGCCGGGGCACCAGAACCAGCACTTCAGCCGGTACACCGGTTCGCCGCGCGCCATGCCCCACGGGAAGGCGAGGACGAACGCGGCCAGGTCGGACGTGTTCGCTAGGTCTAGCCCGGCGTAGCACGGCTTGCCGAGGAGCTCGGCCTCGTCCCAGGGCGTGCCGCACTTGTCCCACAGATCCAGCCGCAGCCAGGCGTCGAGGGCGGCGGTGCGGATGTTCAGCCGGTTGCGCTTCTGCTTGTTCTGGCTCGACGGCTGCCGCTCCGCCCGCTTGAGGACGGTCGAAAGCTCCTCCACCTTCAGCGACACGCCCAGCCCGGGGTTCGCCTTCGCCCACGCCCTCGGGTCCAGCCAGTCGTCCTCGGCGTCGATCGTGGCGATGAACCCGAACACCTCGTCGTCCGCGACGACGCCCTCAAGCACCTGCTCCACGTCGGTGTGGAGTTCGTTGTAAATCGAGTCCGCGAAGTCGCCGGCCGTCGTGATCGCGAGCGTCAGCGGCTGCTCTCTCGCGCCCATGCCGGTGAGGAGCACGTCCCACAGGTCGCGGCTCTTCCAGGCGTGAATCTCGTCGCAGATGGCGACGAACGGGTTCAGCCCGTCGAGGCTGTCGGCGTCCGCCCCGAGCGGCACGAACTTCGACCGCAGGCCCGGGATTTCGAGCATCGCCTTCCAGCGGACCACAACGTCCCGCAGCGCCGGCGACCGGGCGACGAAGGCCTTGGCGTCGTCAAACACCATCTTCGCCTGGTCCCGCTTCGTGGCCGCGCTGTACACCTCGGCCCCGGCCTCTCCGTCGCAGACGAACAGGTACAGGGCGATCCCGGCCGCCAGCGTCGTCTTGCCGTTCTTTCTCGGGACCTCCACGAACGCGATCCTGAACCGCCGGAACCCGTCCCGCCGCTTCCACCCGAAGATGCTGCCGACGATGAACGCCTGCCACGGGGACAGCTCGAACGGCTGGTCGTTCCACCGCCCCTTGCTGTGCCGGAGCAGGCCGAAGAACTCGACGGCGTGGTCGGCCGCGTCCTGGTCCCACCAGAGGCCGCGATCGTGGCCCTGCCGCAGGTCGCGGAGGTGCCGCTCGCACGCGAGGCGAACCCACTTGCACGCGGGGGTCTGACCGGAGACGACGGCCTCGCCGTAGGCCCGGACCGGGCACCCCACGCGGGCGCGGTTCTTACGCAGTCGGCGGTTTGGCTCGGCGACTTCCACGGCTGAGGAACTCCGCGAACACACTGTCCGCCTTGGCCGCCTCGACGTGGAGCCGGCGACGGCTCGCCGGGTCCAGCCCGAACCGTTCCGACAGCCGGGCCATCAGGGCGTCTTGCTCCTTGATGATCCGCATGAGCGGGTTGCCGTACTGCGAGCCGTTCGGCCCCACCAGCAGCAGCGGCGCCCCCTCCAACTCGACAACGGCTTTCACCCGCAGAACCGCGGCCTCGCAGTACTGCCGGAGTGCGTCGGCGTCCACGTCCTGGAGCTGCACCAGGCGGGCGATCATCGGCACCAGCTCCCGCCACTTCGCCGCCGCCGCCTCCCCCATCCCCTCGGGCATCGGCGGTGCGAACGCCACCTTCCCGGAGTCGGCCACCCTCGCCGGCGTGGGCTTGGGTTCCGGTTTGCGTCCACGGGCCATGTCACACCTCGTACTCAGCGTGGGGGCTACTCGCGTCGTGGAGCGGACACCCGTCGTCGTTCTTGTCCGCCGGGTTCCGGCAGAGGCAGTCCCCGCAGACCGGGCACCACGAGGCCGAAACGCCGGTACAGGCCTGACGGTCTCGAAACAGCTCGACGCCCGCTTTCCGTAGCCGCTCGAACACCTCAGGGAACGCCACCTGTATGTCTCGGAATGCGCACGGCCCGTCGCTCAGGAACACGGACACGGACCCCGGGCGGCGGTCTCCGGTCTGATCGCGAACGGACCAGAACCGCCACTCCCCGATCTGGGCAGTGTGAACCCGTCCAATCGGCGAGTCAGCAGGGAGCAAGCCGCCGTCCAGCGTGCGCAGCGGCACCGGCAGTTTGACATCCCCCCTCGCCTCAAGGACAAGCCTCCCGTCCGACCGGTAGAGGAGGTGCCCGCCCGGAGTCCGAGGACTCACCCCGAAGTAAAACAGGTTCGGCACGACGTCTCCGATGTTGCTACCTGGGGCTCATCACCACGACGGCCGGCGCCCGCTTCCCCTCCTGGATCACGACCGCGACCCGCCAGCCGTCGAGCGCGTCGGCCGGGATGTTCGCCCGGGGCTGGCCCAGCGGCGAGCGGTTCGGCTGGTCCGTCTCCGCCATCACCCGATAGCCGGAGTGACCGCTCGTCCCGAGCAGGGTGCCGACGTGCTCGCAGAGCACCGATCCGGCCGTGATGCGGCCCTTGCGGTCCCAGTCCTTGAACGTCTCGACCACCGGCTCACCCGGCGGCAGTGTGACGAACGGCGGGATCGGGTCACCGATCGGCCGGCGGCGAGGCGGCGGGGTGTCCGCGTCGAAGTCGTCCACGGTCGCACCCTCACGGAATGAATACCGACTTCCCCGCCCAGATGTCCGCCGCCACCTTGCGGCTGTAGTCGTTCACGACGTACTCCATCCCGTCGCTCAGCCGGATGGTGGCGACCTGAACGTAGCCGCGGTCCGTCCGCTTGTCGTCCTCGACCACCGACGCCACCGAGAACGGGTCCACCACGAGCGAACCCCCGTTACCCTGACCCGACACGTCGAACAGCGTGAACCGCAGCATGGGCCGAACCTCATCAATTCAGGAAGCGAGGGCATGGGGCCGCCATGCCTCCCCGCGGAGAACCTTGCGAATGTTGGCCGGGCTCACCTCGAACTGGCGGGCAAGTGCCTTCTTCGCCGCGCCCGCCGCGAACTGCTCGCGGATCGACTTCGCCAACCCGAACGACAGCTTCACCGGCCACTTGACGGGCGGGCGACAGGACCGACCCATCGCCGTGCGATCCGCGGCGTTCTCCTTCGGCGTCCCCCACGCGAGATTGCCGACCGTGTTGTTGGAGCGGTTGCCGTCCAGGTGCCGGCATTCTTCACCAACGCCCGGCGGACCGACCCAGGCGAACAGCACGAGTCGATGAACCGAGTGCGTCACGCCCCCGACGGTCACGACGCAATACCCGTCCTGGTCCAGCCTCTGCCTCGCTACTCGCCAGCAGTCCGCAAACCTCGGCGACCCGCGGTCCAAGGTGGGGCGGCGGCCACGCCGGAAGCACGAGAGAACTACCCCCTCGGCGGTCACGCACGTGCCGACAGTCCCCGGCACCAACCGCCCCATCGGGGGCACTTCCGGCATCGCGGAGAGCATGGCGAAGTACCCCCTCCGCGCCACGACAGGAATTTTTCGGATGCTGGCAGGACGGTCCGTCCTGGCGGGGCGGCCAAAAAATCGACCCTCCCCCTCCCCGGTCGGCGGCGACAACCCGGGCGGGAACGGCCCTGGGAGGCCCGCCAAGGCGCGATCGGCGGCGGGGGCAGGGGCGACCCGACCGCAGGGCGAGCGGGACTCAGCCGCGCCGCTGGCGGCCCTGGACGACCCGGCGGCGGACCTGCCAGGCGGCCTGGGCGGCGGGGCGGGTGAAGGCGGGTCGGCTCCGCTCCGGCAGCGGGCGGGGGACGAAGGAGCCGAGGGCGCAGACCGCGAGGGCGGCGGCGCGGACCAAGGAAGCCGGATCGGTCATACCGATACCTCTGTGTCGGGGACAGGAGCAGCCGGGTCGCCGGCTCAGTCACAGCAGCGGCAGAGGATGAGCCAGGCCGCGACGACCACGGTCACGACCAGGGAGGCCCACACGCCGCAGTAGAGGGCGGCCTCGACGTTGAGGGCAAAGGCCACGTCGGACATGGCGGGCGGTCCGGCCATCAGCATCGGTGTCCCTCGTAGGGGTGGGGGGCGTCCCTGTTCTTGGGCATCAGCCCCAGGCATCGGTTGCACTGCACAACTTCCGGTTCTACCTTTCAGTGATTCGCTATCGATGGTCTGATTCGCTAATGGCCGTACCATGTCCAAGTCCACAGCGATCATGACTCACCTTCACCGCATCCCCAGCGTGAGCCCGGAGCCGACTGTCCCTTGTGAAACTCTCCTGGGGCTGCGTGTCGTCGTCGTGGACGATGATGCCGACGCGGCGGGTGCCATCGCCCGACACTTGACCGCAGGGGGCGCCCAAGTTCTGGTGTGCCTCGGGTCTGAAGCCGCGGTGGCTGCCTGGAGTTCGTTCCGGCCGCACGCCATGCTCGTCGAGCCACACCTCCCTGGGATGGACGGGTTCGCCCTCGCCCGCTGGGTCCGCCAACAGTCTGGCGGGACCAGGGCGCTACTCACGGCGGTGTCGGTTCTCGGAGGCCGGGAAGCGGTCTGGCAGGCTGTGGCGGCGGGGTACGATGTCCACCTGGGCAAGCCGGCCGATCCGAAGGCGATGATCGCCCTCGTGGCCGGCTTTTGCTTCAAACTCAGGTTGGATTCGGGCCTCGCCGCGTTCTGAGACGAATCACTCGTCGGGGCTCTCGCGGTCCCGCATGTCGAACGCGGTCTGCACCATCACCAGGGCCAGCCGCTGGGCGCAGGAGGCGACCTCCGCGTTCGCCTTGATGGGCGGGTCGAACTCGGTATTCACGTCAACCTCGTCGCCGTCGTCCTGGACGGTGATGACGACCTTGGCCATGAGCAGGCTCCTCAGCGTTGGGGTCGGTGGCCGAACCCGCCGTCCTGGGTGGCCGTCTTTGCCGAGTGGCACGGCTGGCACATCGGGACGAGGTTGGCCGGGTCGTTGGTGCCGCCCCGGGACAGTGGCACGTCGTGGTCCACGTGTTCGGCGGCGGTCGTCCGGCCGGCCTGGCGGCAGGGGCGGCAGAGCGGCTCCTCGCCGAGGATGACGGCCCGCAGCTTCTGCCAGGCGGCGCCGTAGCCGCGGCGGTGGGCCGAGGGGCGTTCGTCAGGCTGCCGCGGCGGGCGGGGCCGCATCGTGAACGTCGGGGGCTTCCGGGGCATCTGCTCCCCTGTCGGGCCGATCCCCAAGAATGAGGGGTTTGCTCGATGACTCTTGGGGATCGTGCGGCGACGCCTGCGGTGTCGAACAACCCCGCAATTTGAGCGAGGCCGCGGAAGTGCCGAGGGAGAGGTGCGTTACGGAATGAGTGGCCGTATATTCTGCGGTGTTTGCGGTGTTAAGCGGCCTACCGCTCTAGTCGATTCAGGTTTAGAATTGCCTCCCACGGATTGGCATCTAAAGACCGCAAACACCGCAGATGTGATTTTAAGTGATTTGGTTACAAGAGGATAAGCAGTTGCGGGGTTGGTTGCGGTGTCCTGCGACACCGCAACCAACCCCGCAACTGGCATCTGCAAGGTGAAGAATGCTAGTCAGGAATTAGCGATCCTGACGGCTGCGGCTGGGGCGGCTTGACCTCGACCTCGCCGAGCTTCACCAGGCGGTACTGCACGACTCTCTTTGCAGCTCGCTGTTCGGTGCTCAGGTCCGGCGCAACGATCTGGAACCCATCGGCGAACACGGCGTCCCGATGCTTCTTGATCGCAGAGCCCAGCCGGATGCGCTGGCTGTCGTCGGTCCGGTCGCCCCGGGCCTGCTTGAGCATGTCGTTGTTCTGGGTCATCGGGAACAGGTCGCGGACGGTCACCCACCGATTGCCGTACTGCTCCCACCACAGGGCGACGAACCCGTCCCAGTCGTCCTGCTCGTCCACCGCCCCGTCCCGGAAGTCGTCCATGTTGGCCAGCAGGCCGTCAATCCCGGCGTTCCACAGGATGCCGTCAATCACCATGGACCACGACTCGAACCGGCCGAGGAGCTTCCGGCCGGGGGGTTTGCCGCGGGCCACCCACGCCTGGCAGAGGACGAGGCACGCCCACACCAGCTTGCCCCGCTGCAGCTCGGCCCAGTCCGGCAGCTGGTGACGGTAGGTCTTGTTCTGGTAGGCGTGCTTCCGGTTCGGGAGCAGCTTGATGGCCACGGTCCGGCGGACCAGCTCGCGGCTCATGGTGAGGTTGTTCGCGCTGCTGATCCAGACGTTCCGCACCGGGGCACTCACGATGCGGCTGAACCCGAGCAGCCGGCCGCTGACCACCGGCGAGGTGAGGGCCGACGCCAGGGTGCCGCTGTCGAGGGTCTGGTTCAGGTTGTCCAGGAACACGACCGGCGGCGCCTCCATCAGGGCCGCCAGGAGCGTCTTTTGCCAGTCGTCCGCCTTCGTCACCTCGCCGAAGGACGGCAGCTCCCGGCCGAGGGCGACGGCCGCCCAGGTCTGGGCGAGGAGTGACTTCCCGGTCCCCTCCTGGGGGGCGTCGATGTGGTGAAGGGGCGTCGGGCCGCGGATCAGGTCGCGGACGAACGGCAGGATGAACAGGGCGAGGGTATTTGCCCTCGACGCCTCGTCCCGGAACGGGAAGTCGCCGAGGAGCTCGCCGAGGAGCAGTTCCTTGGCCTGCTCGACGTCGTCGGCGTCGGGCCGCTCCGGGATCGGGTCCACGTCGTGGTGGCCGGACGGGAGCAGGTAGACGCCGCTGGCCGGGTCGAACCCGGGGCGGGTGAGCAGGCCGGACGCCGCGGTGACGACGGGGCAGTTGGCGACCGCCTTCAGCTCCGGGACGCCGGGCCAGCCGCCCGGATGGTCCTGGATCGACTCGACCACCTCGGGCCGGGGGTACGCCGGCTTCTGGGTGACCTCGCCGCTCTTGCTGGTGGCCTCGTTGACGAAGTCCGCGGCGTCGGACAGCGCCAGCCGGAGCTGTGACTTGCTCATCGGCGTCACCGGCTTCTCGGCCGACTCCGGGTTCAGCCGGATCAGGACGCCGCCGTGCCCGAACAGCGTCGGGGGCTCGTTCGCGGCCGCCAGGGCGGCCAGCGTCGGGGTGACGACCTCCCGCAGCTGCACGGGGAACTGGACGATCGTCGGCCGGGCCGGGCGCTCGGCGACCGCCACCAGCGGCGTCGGGTGGCCGTCCGGCTCGGGGGTGGGGGGCGGCGCGGCGGCCGTCGGGGTCGGACGCACCCGCTCGGG